TGCCTTTTCGGGCGTCAACCCCATGCCTTGAATGGTCGGCAAGTACGGCTCAATGGCCTCCTGCATCGTGTCAGCAAACTGCGCCTTCGCAAGCAACGGTTCCACGCCGGCACGCATCTGTTCTTCGCGTTGCCACGCGTATTCCTGCATCTTGGGGTCGGCTTTCTGCCAAACGTCGTGGAAATCCTTTCTCCACGATGCTGGCGGACGACGCCATACAGGCGGTTCTGCTTCTTGCGCGGGTTCGGCACGTTCTGCGGTGCGTGAAGCAAAGCGCCCTTGTTCGTCACGACCGATTGCAGCCTCTATCGGCTCGCCTTTTTCGGCAGCCTCAAAACCTTGCTCCAACATTGCACGCCGGTCATCTACCGGTTCTTCGCGTGCGGTTTCCATTGCGGGGTTGTTGTTATCCATATCTATCCTCTCCTGTGGGGATTGGTGAAATTGGCGTGTTCCCGCAGTTTGCGAATGATTGCGTCGGCTTGGGCGTTGGTGAGGCGATTGTTGACCTCATACTTCAAACGCTCAAAGCGGCTTTCATCCACCTTTGGCTTGGCAATGTGCTTGGCGGGGTCGTCGTTGTGTGTTCGGATCGGCTGCTGACCATCTTGCCGTCGATCATCGACCGATAGGGCTGGATGTCAGGCATGACGTAGTGATAGCGGCCCTTGGAGTCGCGCTTGCGCTCCACAAATTCGCCGTCAACTAAAACGTAGGTTCGCTTCATTGGTTTAGCGGGGGCGGAGCAGCCTTGTTCATCTGCGCAATGATCAACCGCGTCTGGGCGTCCATGTCGGCCTTGTACTTGGCGGCGGCTTGATCGCTCTGCAGGCGCATGGCCTCCAATTGCGCCTCAAACTGCTGCTTTTGCTGCTCCATTTGCAGTTTCGTCTGGTTCTTGAGTTGTTCCATCTGCATCTGCTGCTGGAGTTTGGCCTGCTGTAGTGCTGACTCCATTTGCATACGGCTCTGCTCAACCTGTCCTTTCTGCTGCAGTTCGGCCTGCTTGCCTTGCGCTTCTTCGTTCGGCTGCTGCTGTTGAGCGGCCTGCTGGAGTTGCTGCAGCGTGGCGTCAATCTGGCCCTCAATTGGGCGTGCAGCCTTGAACGCCTGCATCCCAAAGCGCAGCAATTCCATCATCATGGGCACCATCTGCGGGCTGGCCTGACCCACCGGCAACGCTTGGGCGAGGAACCCGCCAAACGCCTGCAGGAACTGCATACGGTCTTGCTTGTTCTGGTTTTCGTCCAACATCACAAGGCTGTCAGCGGCGATGTCCACGCGAAAGTTGCGCAGCGGCTTATCGCGGAGCAATTCCAGTGCCTGCGGGATCAACTGCTGGTCGGCCGGCGTCATCTGCTGGGCCGCAGCGTAGGCGAGGATGGTTTCGGGCTGGTACTTGGTACACATCACCTGCGCCTTCAACCGGATCAACTCTGACGCAAAGAGGGCCACATCCTCCTGCATCGACCGCAGCCTCAGCCCGGCGTACTGTCCTTTAATTTGCTGCGCGGTCGCGGTTTCGCTGGCGTAAGACGCGCCTCGGATGATGTCGCTGATGCCCGTGATTTCGTAGATTTGGCTCTTGATGTCCTCGCGGGCGCGGTAGCAGTTGAGGAGGGCGTTGGCGAGCGTGTCGAGCGGGAGAAGGTCAATGCTGCCTTTAAGGCCGCCCTTCTCGCTAAAAGCCATCCACTTATCGACTGGAATAAGCGCATTGTTGTCACCCTCGGTCATCAGGCGTTGCAGTGCCGGTTGGCTGGCGTCGTACACGCCGCGCACACGCAGCGACTTCACAAGGCCGTCAATGCGGTCAGACAGAATGTCCAACTCCATCGCCTGATCTTGGTACAGCACAAAGTCTGCGACGGGTACCAGCGTGTCGCTTGTCGTCGTCGCGTACAGCGGTTTGGGGCACGGGAAAAAGCCTTCAACGCCGAGTGGGTCATCGCGTTCGTCGATGATCTCGGGCATCCCCTTGCTGAACCAATAGACCTTTTCGGTTTCCTTGTCCCACAACTCGCAAATCTTGGCGCGGTTGTATAGGCGCTTATTCTCGTTGTACGCGTTGAGCGGCTCTGGGCCTTGGTCAAGCGGTATCTTGCGTGCGACTTCATCGCCAAAACGTTCTGCAAGCGCCTCACGGGTCATGTACACCCAACGCCATACGCAAGAGACTTCTTCCCACGTCCGCGCCGTGCTGTGCCCAAAGTCGCGCCAATGGACGTAATCCACGGGGGCGCACTCGTATTCGATTTTCTCCATCGGGGGCGGGGCACCCTCGCCCTGCTCAATGTTCGGCGTGATGCTGACGCCATCATCCTCAAGCCCGATGGGGGCGGTATGCGGCTCGTAGCGCAACCATGCCGTACCACGACCGCCGAGGAACCGATCCTCAACGCAGTGGTTCATCGTGGCGCGGTAATCGGGGTAATGCTCAATTTCAAAGTCAATGGCGCGTTCGATCAACTGCGAGGCTACGCGGCCCACGGGGTCGTTGTCGCCAAAGCGACGGCTGATGTCGGCTTTCGGCAGTTTGGCGTACACGGCAGGCTTCAGCGTCTGCACGTTTGACCACAGGATGTTGAACTTGGCGCTTTCCGTCAGCGTCTGCCCACGCGTGTCGTCACGATACCGCTTGATGATCTTCTTGGTACGCGCCGCCCACTTCGCAAACTCGCTGTCGTACTGCCCGATGATGCGCAGGTAACGGTCAAGTTTCGGTTGCACCATTGCGTCCATCAGTCTTTCCCCTTGTTGCGCTTGCTGATGGCGGCGGCCTTACTTTTAGCCTCTGCCTTGCTGCCAGCGCCCCATGCCTTGAGGGCGAGCGCAAGGCGCGTGGGCTCGCCGTTCTTCTCCATCGGCCCCGGCATATTGCCCATGCGGGCAAGGAACGAGGCGCGGCGCGGGTTGTCGCCTGCCTTCACCGGGGGCTTGAGCGTGCCGCCCGTCTCGGCCTTGTAGGAAGCGCGGCCCTTCGCGTTAAGGCCACCCTTTGGGTTCTTGCCCTCACTACGCTGCCACGCTGCGCTCATTTGTTTTCCTTCTTGGCCGTTTTGGCTGATTCGCGGAACGCCTTTGCAGTTGGCGCACCAGCCTCACCCGGTTTACGCATACGCTCACCAGAGCCAGCCTTGATGCGCTCTTGCTTGGCGAGAATTGCAGCATATAAACCGGGCTTGCTCATGTGTAAGTGCTGAACAGGCCGACGACGCGGCAGTTAGAGTTACCCGAGCAGGTCGCGGTGATTGCGCCCTTGCTCGCCACCTCAAGCGGAATCACATACACGCCAGCAGCCTGCGTAGCGGGGATGCGTACCAGTTCGGTACCGTTGTCACTCACTACAACAGTCGCTTCGGTGTTGCTGGCGACGTTAACTACGACGCTGTGGATGTATGCGCCCGCAGCAGCAAACGTCGTCGTAGAGGTTGCGGCCACTGCAACGTAGTTGTTGCGCACTGGACTAATCGCTGTCATATCCTTGCCCTCCTGCTCACGCTGCGGTCATGCACTGCCCACATATCGTTGAGCGTCACTGTATTGCCCGGCCCGACTATAAGCGGCTTCGGCTCCAAAGTCGGGGTCTTGTCAGCCTGCTCGGCGTATGATACCGCAAGCATACGGAACGCGTCACTGGGGTGTGATGTCCAATCGTGGCGCGGGGATTGGCGGTATGCCTTCTTATCCTCATCGAACTCGCGCTGGTACTGGCGCAGCGCCTCAATGCCCTCGCGGCAGCGTTCTGCGTCAAACCACACTTGCGGCAAGATCAACCGAACCGCTTGGATGCCACTTTGTACGCCGATGTCGGGCACCACGGCCAGTTTGGCGATGTCCAGATGGGCGGCCAACTGCTCCACGATGCTTTTGCCCGTCTGCAGGCTCTTGGCCCGGGCGTCGTGCGGCAGATAGTGCTTACCGTATTTGTAGGGTTTAGCGGTGATGTGGCTGGCAATGTCGTATATGTCTGCGCCAGACACGGCAAAGAAGTCTATGACGCGGATTTCCCCACGCCCGAGTTGGTAGAACCAAACAGCCGTGTCGTCGCGGTAACCCAAGTCCCATGCCGTAAACACGGGCAGCCCGGGTTCGTGCGGGACGTGGCAGATGCGCCCTTGATCCTGCGCCTCACGCATCTCCTTGCCAAAGTACGCGCCTTGGATGGCCGCCTCGAAACTGCACTCGTACTCCTGTAGGTACTGATCCTCGGCCAACTGCGCCCGTGCTGCGGCTAATTCGCCAGCGGGCAACAACCCCGACGATGAAGCGGGGAGGCGCAACAGGAACCATTCGTCCGGCAGGCGCTTTGCTGTCTCGTAAATCTCCCAAAACTGGTTCTTGCCCTTCGGTGTACCGCCAAATACAGCCCAACCTTGCTTGTCTGACAGCGCCGGGCGTATGACGTTGCCGAATACACTGGGCTTAAAGTCACCGAATTCGACCA